TTCTTACTCTTCTGCTATAGATGCTTGGGTTTTGATGGAATGTATCCGCGAATTTGATATGTGGGATGATTCTGGATACGGCTTGGGAGTGATTGCGACTATTGACACTTCTGGTCCAGAGGGTGGTTTCCAAACTGTCAATATGCAACTAACACTAGCGGTGCCATAATGCCTAGGGGGTTTCCAGACAGTTGGGGACTTTGGGCTGCTCAAAGAGCATTTAGGGGCATAAAAGGTAGTGGTGCTAGAGCGGTTCGTGCTGCTGGCGGTGGCTCTTCTACTCACTACACATACAAATTCAGCCACCTAAACTTACATAAAATAAGACTTGACGCGTACACAAAAACTGCCAAAGGTCCAATTTGGGGGATTCTACAAAGAAGAGGAAAATTGGTAGTTGCTCTAGCCAAAAGGCAAGTGGGAGTGGACACTGGTCGACTCAAAAACTCTATAAATATGGAGCATAAGACTGCTCGCTATGGACAAGAACTAAGAATAGGCTCTAAAAATAAGATTGCTTATTTACACCACGAAGGCACTAAGCCTCACCTAATTGTCCCTAAAACCGCTCCCCAACTTGTCTTTATGAGTAAGGGTAGAATTATCCGCACTCAGATGGTGAGACACCCAGGAACCAGACCGAACCAGTTCCTATCCGACCAACTTTTTGTATTCCAAGACTTAGGTGCCGTTTACACTGGAAAGTCCTTTCCACCAGTCAAATAGCCATAATCAGTAGTTTTTTTATAAAGTAAAATAGTCATAGGTTGAACCTCAACCTAATTACACATTCACAAGAAAGACTATACGAATATGGCTAGATTCAAAGACTTTGGAAACGGCGGAGACGCTGGAGAAAAGACCCCAATTTCATTCAAACTCTGGGACAAAGAGTTCCACTGCGTTCCAGTAATTCAAGGAAAACTTCTTTTAGAAATTGTTTCCGACTCCTCTTCAGAAGATGCATCAAAGTCCGCTCAGGTAATGGAAAAGTTTTTTTCTGCTGTCCTAAAGCCAGAAAGCAAAAAAGAGTTTGATGCAGTTCTATCTGACCAAGAGAAAATTACCAGCATAGAAACTCTTGGAGAAATTGTTGCTTGGTTGATGGAAGAGTACTCAAACCGCCCAAAAGAGCAGTCGACGGACTAACGCAGTGGGCGGTCAGTATATGGCCGTATGTAAATGGGAAAGCGCTAATGAGTGGTCTACAACTTTCGAGCATGGAAGCAAGCCAAATGCTAGATGTCATTCATTATCTTTTTGAGGATGATATGCGCTACTCTTCGGGAGAGCAAGCGGAAGCCGTCGGAAAGTCTAGAGAAATTCTTTATAGACAACTTTACGATGTCGAGTATATCTTTGCGGGTTCGTCAAGGTCGTCTAGGTCTGGCAATAACAGTAATTCTTTTGACGACTTTGACAACCTACAACCTTTTGACCCAAAGAAGAAAGTAACAAAACCTTACATCCCTCCTACCCAGTTCGACCCCGATAGTGGACTTCCGATGAGTGGCAATGGATTACTAGAAGCGCCACTCAACTAAGGAGGTGAACAATAAATGCCAGTAGTTGGTGAAGCCCATATTATTGTTAGGGCTATCACTACCAATGTTGCCAAAGACATCAGAAATGGTTTCAATGGCGTAAGTGGTAGTGGTGGCAAGAACGCACAAAAAGCAGGTGAAAACCTATCTTCAAAGTTTATGCGTGGCTTTAACAAAGGCTCAGAAATAAACTTCTTGACTGGAATCTCTAAGGGCTTACAAGAGATGACCCCGAGTGCTCAGCAGGGGTATGAAACAATAAATCAGTTAATTGTGACTGGCTATAAGGGTACAGTGATGGCTAGCGCCTTTGCTGGGGCTATTGGAGTCATAATTGGTGCTCTTGTTACATTAGTCGCTGCCGCTGCTGGTGCTGCCACATCGTTAACCGCAGTAATCGGTCTATTCATATCAATGAAGGCTGCTTCGGCGGTAGCCAAATTTGCCATGAATGGCGTAGGCGAAGCGGTTCAACAAGCAACACAGCAACAAAAAACTCAAGTAGAGACTCTAAAAAATTTACGAGAGGAACTACAGCAACTAAAATTTGATGCCGAAGACGCCGCTCTTGCCGAAGAAAACGCTGCCATTGCCTTAGAAAAGGCTCGTGAGGGTCTCGCCAGAACTGCTGATTTGCCAGCAGACTCCCGTGCTCGTCGCGAGGCAGAAATTGCTTATAAGCAAGCGGACCTAAACTATCGTCGCGCTAAAGATAGAAGCGCTGACCTCAATGAAGAACTTAAGACTGGGGCAAAGGCTAGAGCCAAGGCTGCCTCTCAAGACCCATATGCCAACCTCACCAACACTCAAAAGGGGTTTGCCAAGTTTCTTGTAAAACTACAGCCAATTTTTAAGAACCTAAGGGAAGTGGTAGCGCAAGGTTTCTTGCCAGCGTTACAAAACGGGCTTACTCAACTAATTACTTCTGGGACTTTCAATGACATTTTTAACGGAATCAAAAGCATTGGTGATGCCCTAGGAAAAGCAACAAAAGTTGTATTTGACTTCTTCTCCTCGGCTGAGGCTGGAAGATATCTAAGAGAAATCTTTGAAACTATTTCTCAGGTTACAAAAGAGTTTGGACCTATTCTCTCTAAGTTCTTTAAAGCGTTCCTAAAAATTCTTGCCGCCTCCTCTCCAATTGTTCTGAGGCTTGCTAACTTTATTTCTAGAATTCTCGGGGACTTCAATGAATTACTAGATGCCACTGGCGATGTTGGTCTTCGCAAATTCTTTATCACAGCCGCTGATATGGCTGGCAAGTTTGGCAAGATTTTTGGCAACATTTTTGGCGGGTTTTCCAAGATTGTTATGGCTAACTTTGGTCCTGGTACTGGTGGAGACTATCTCCTCAACTGGTTGATTGAGGCTACTCAGGGCTTTGGCACAATGGGCAAGAGTGGTGGAGACCTAAAGACTTTCTTCAATGGCGTTGCTCTAAACGCTAAAAAAATGTTTAGCGGTATTGGTAGCATCATCGAGCAAATTGTCAAGATTGGTGCTGACCCTAACATCGGTGCTTTCTTTGAAAAAATTAAGGAGGCTTCTCCATATTTCAGTAGCATCTTGAAAAAGGCTGGACAAGCACTACCTACAGTTGCAACTTTGATTGTAAAAATTGTTGAGATTATTGACAAACTTACAGACGACGCTGCTATTGACAACTTCTTCAAAACCTTGGTTGCTGGTGCTGATGTGTTTAGCAACATACTTGGTAACCCAGTTGTGAAGAGCATTATGGCGTTTACTGGTCAAATCAAGGCTGTAACGCTAGGTGTTGGTGAAATTGGCAAAAAGGCTAAACCAGTATTTGACTTCCTGACCCAAACTGTTACAAATGTTACTGGGTTCTTCGGTAAAGCCCAAGAAGTAATTACTGGGACAAAAGAAGCGTTTGGCACCGTTGTAACAGTAAACGCTGGGCTAAAGAGCGCTGTAAAGAAGACTACCGACAGTTTCAAAGAAGCAGCAAAGATATGGCCTAAGTTCTCAAGCGGTGTAAACCAAGCCAGAGACTTTACTGGACTTTTATCTAAGCAAACTGGAGCGTTTATGAAAAACGCTACAGAAGGTACTCGCAAACACCTTAACGGGAACACGATGCTTGTTAGAGGTTATGGTCGCCTAAAACTCGCCATTGAGACTACAGCCCTAAGATTCAAACTATTTAAGATTGGGTTCCTAAAAGGATTCACTCAGATGGCTGCTAGCCAGAACAAGTCTATTGCCCTGTTTGGAAGAATGGGTGTGGCTATGATGGCGGCTAACCCTATCCTGCTAATTATCGGTCTGATTGTTGCCGCCTTTGCTGTGTTGTTCACAACAAATGAAAAATTCCGCAATCAAATAATTGAAACATTCCAGCCAGCCCTAGAAGCACTAAAAGAGGCTTTTGCGACAATTATGGTTGCCCTACAGCCAGTGATTCTTTCTTTCAAGTACCTTATGGAGACTCTTTTTGGTGGCTCCAACGGCGGTGGCGGTCCCCTAACTAAATTCTTTGTAGTTTTGGCTGAAGTCATTAGCAAACTTGTAGTTGCCCTAGCACCACTTATTGCTAACTTGATTAGCAAGTTGATGCCAATTGTAGAGAAATTACTTCAAATTCTCATTCCGATTGTTGAAATATTTATGACGCTTGTAAGCGGAATATTAGAGGCACTTGCTCCTGTACTTATCGTTCTTGCTGACGCATTTGGCGCAATTGTGACTGTAATTATGGACCTATTGATGCCAGTAATTGACGGTCTTATGGGATATCTGATGCCACTGTTCACTTTCTGGACTCAGATGATTCAACTTATTGCTGGATTCTTTGAGGCTCTATTCTCTGGCGACTGGGATAAGTTTGGGAAACTATTCCGCGACTTGGGTCAAGGAATTGTTCAGTCTTTGGCTGATATGTTTACTGGGTTCATCAACCTACTAATCACCTTGTTGAATATGCTATTCAAGGTTGCAATGTTGCACCCGCTTATCGGGTTCCTAGCAGACACTGTAAACGCTTTGTCTGGTGGTGCTATTGACATTAGGGCGGCCGTTGACCAAGGTCTAATTCCACCTGTGCCTCGCTTTGTAGTTCCGCAACTTTTCGCTGAGGGTGGTATTGTCTCCCCGTCTGCTGGTGGAACTCTAGGTATTATTGGTGAGGCTGGTAGACCAGAGCGCGTTGAGCCACTTGACCCAGACGGACTTTCTAAGAGAGACAAGGCAATGATTGAAATGATGAGTGGCGGTGCTGCTGGCGGAATCAATGTCACCGTAAACGGAACTCCAGATATGGATGTCAACGCTCTTGCTGCCGAAGTAAGCCGAAGACTTGCTTTCCAAATGCGTAAAGGTGCTGCTATCTAATGGCTACTGTATATAACTTGTTAACTAATCCGTCTTTTATTGCCAACACGACTGGTTGGAGTGGGCTGGCAATCAGCGGTGGCACTAACCCAACCATTAGCACGGACACTAGCGACCCTTTATATGGTACTGGGTTCTCAGCAAAAGTAACCTTTGCCGCTACTAGCCCTTTTAGCGGTCTAATCACAGACGACTCTTACAGAGTTGCTGTAAACGGTGGTCAAAAATACACTCTTTCGGCTTATGTAAAAGTTCCTCTTGGACAGGCTTCATCTGAATTTAAGTTGAGGGCTTATTTCTACACTGCCTCTACTGGTGGCTCTAACACAACTTTAGACTCAGCGCCTACAAAGATTACTTCCCACGACGGTTGGGTCAGACTTGTATTCACCTTTGAGGTGCCAACCTCTGCTTCTTACACGCACTTTAGGTCTTATATTTTTAGAAGCACCACCACTGACCCAGGCGAGAACTATAACTTCTTGGTAGATGCTGTTCAGTTACAAACTGGCACTGAAGCCACATCTCTTATTTATGACCAAGGTCAGAAGAACAAACTTGTAGATAAGGCTCTTTCCCCTGTCTACATCGACCACCTAACTGGTATGAAACTCAAGGCGGACATCCGTCTTGGCGATTTTGTATTCAACCGCATCGACGAATACGGCGTGGTTTGGGTCGTTGACAATGTTCAAGGCTGGTGGTCATTGCCAGACATTGAAATGCAGGACCTACCTCGTGGGTGGGGCGATGGTTCCTACACAACCTACGGCAGATACAGTGCTAGACAGATTACTATTACTGGAAGTTTTCTCGTGCAAGACACAGACACGCAACTTGAAGATGCTAGAGGTCGCCTAATCAACGCCATCAACTTGGTGAAAAAAGACGCTTGGCTAATTCTCGATGAAGAAATTCCTAAGGCTCTAAAGGTAAGAATAAGTGGTACTCCCGAAATATCCACTACAAATGCCAGAGGTAGGACAGACTTCTCTATTGGTCTAGTTTCCGCTGACCCAATCAAATACAAGTGGGCAGACGCTAGAGATGACGGCTACGCTTTAGCGACAGCCAACTCCAACGCTGAAGTAGTTACCATCAGAAATGAGGGAAACACTCCAGTAAGCGCCGTTTTTGAAATTGTTGGACCAACCACTGGACCTGTGTCTATCTTTAATAGAACATCCGAGCAACTAATAGATGTAATTTACAAGTTGGATAAGTACAAATCTTTCACTGTATCTGGCTCTCAGGTTTCAGATGGCAACCTAGTATTCACTACATCCGATACCCACGGATTCACCGTTGGAGACGCCGTAGATGTTGTAGGTGTTATTGACACTTTTGATATTGCATCTGTAGTTTGTTCTGTGGCCAACTCAATTGACATTGTCACTTCAATTAAGCACAATTTCTCTGTTGGTCAAGAGATACAGTTGACTGGTGTTGCTGCTTTATCTGGCACTACTTATGATGCTGTTACTAATGGTGTTTACTATATTACAAATGTATACGCATCTAGTGGCGACTATTACAGATTTAGAGCCACTAAAGTGGGTCTCACCTTGTCGGTCGCTGGTGCTCAAACCGTGACCGACGCAAGTGGGGAGAATTCCACCAATACTAGGTTTAGTGTTTTCGCTAACTTGTCAACCATCTCCTACAATGGCGACAGCAACATAGGTTTAGTAAATACCGATGATACGCACGGATTTATCGTTGGAGACCAAATTGTCTTGTCAAACACCAGCGACGCTTATAACGGAACATATGTGGTCGTAGGTACCCCGTCTACTACATCATTTGAAGTAAACATCTTTGGGTCCCAGAAAATAGTTGAAATTGATAACTACTCTTCTAGCCTCTCGCTGGGAACCATTACTTTTTCTTCTGGTGCTCTTGATGCTCAAGCAGATGATTCTGTGACTATTAGCGGTGTAAATGAAAATTTTAATGGAACTTATAAAGTAGTATCCGCCAACTCTACGGCAGTAACTTTCAACAAAACTTTTCCTAATGTAACTACTAGCAGTACAACAGATTACGGCACCATCCAGATTTCTTCTCTAAGCACCAGAAGTTCTGTGGCATATGCTGACGGTAGGGCATACTACGGAAATATTTATAATGGTTTCTATAATGTCGACTATGTCCCTACAAACACTTCAAAAGTGTTTAAGGTAATTAGACCTACTTTCTATGGCAATGTTTCAAATGCCACTCAGCAGAGTTATTACGGCTCAATAACCAATCCAGCCGTTGCCAGAGTGTACGGAGAAACTCTAAGCATCGATTCATACACTAGGGAAATAGCCCTAAATGGTGAACTTGGCGGTTACCGTTCAAAACTTGACACTGTTGTTGATTGGATTGAACTACAGCCAGGCGACAATGAAATCATTTTTGAGG